TGAAATCTTACGATTCTTGCTGCTAGACTCTGCCATATTAGCAAGAACAACAGCCTGATTACGAGTACGGAGGTCACGATCTTCAATGTCGTTGAAGAGGGAGAAGCCTTTAAATTCTTGGGTCATTTACGTCCTTTATTCTCATTGTTAGTTTCGTTGCGGTGGCAAGGTTTGCATAAAACCTCTAAGCCTTCTTTTTCACAAAATAACCGCTCGATCACGCCATCCCACGAATCAAATCCTGATAACGGAACCACTGGCGTAATGTGATTCACTTCGACTTCCTTCTGAGGGAAGTGCTCGTGGCATTTATTGCATTCGTAATGCTTTGCCATCCTCCCGGATGACTTATTGATTTTAGTTCCTACGAATGCTTCTTGTAAGGTTTCATATTTGGGAGGCCACCTTTGGGAAGCTGAACGGAGAGCACTCTTAATGAACGAGTGAAACCTACTCTCCGTCCATTGACCTCCGTTTCTAGTCTTAACTTTCAACTGTGACGAATCCCTTCACTGAACCATTCTTCATTGGTGATGTACTGACCTTTGACAATAGTCGCTTGGAGGTATTCAATATACTCCGCAGTGAGTAACCAACGATGTCCATCGTAATTAGCATCGGCGTCATAATAACCTTCACCATTAACCTTGTTGAACTCTTGTTCAAACCGATCTTCAAATTCAGCAGGAATTTGATCCCGAACAACTTTGTAATTGTAATAAGCCATTAGAAAAACTCCTTCACAACTTCTTTTCTAGATTGAGAGATCAAGGTTTTGACTGAACGCTCTGCGTCTTCATAGCACGCGAAATAGTACATAAAAAGGTCTGAAGATACCCAGAATGGCCAGAAGTAATCCCACTCTTCGATGTCGTAAAACGGACCAATCTTGACAATTCGATATTTAGTCTTCAACATGATCTTCCTCGATGGATAGTAGCGCCCTCTCCCAAGGGTCAGCTTCGTCAACAAATTTCTGCGCGCTGTTATAACTAGAGAAAACTTTACGGACAGTGTAGGCGCCGTAACCATCCTCTCGATATACAATCCAAATATTCATTCTGGAAACTCCCACAACACAGGACTGCCATCCTCATGCAGCTCCCTAGTCATCCACAACAGCCTTCCTGTCTCTAACAGGAATCTGTCTCCATCACCCCCATAGACGGCCCTATAAGCCTCTCTGACGCGATTAAATGCTTCCTGGGCAGTCAAGCATCCTTCAAGGATTTTAAGGGCTTTAACAGGTCCCAATCCCTCAACGCCGAGAATAGAGTCCGTACGGTCCCCTGTGAGGCATTGGGAGTAGAAAAACAATAAACCCGTACCTTTGATGGATTTTCTGTCAGCAGACAGCGAGATGTGTCCAATCTCGTCGGTAAGAAACGGACCAAATTGAGGCTGATTTCCCAGCTCCCAGCCATAATGCCATCCAGGAACAGCTCGCAGGTCTTTGTCTCTGGTACAGATGATGCTTTCGACTCCGTCTCCAAGCATTCTCTTTGTTTGTTCGATGGCCATAAGGTCATCTGCTTCCAGTCCGTCTTGAATTCTGACATCGAAATTCCCTTTCATGTAAGCTGTAATGTTGGCAAAATGCCAAGGCTTATTGCTCGGTCGATCTTTGTATGGCTGACGTGTAGCCAATTGTTCTCGGAAGTTGTGCTTACCTGTCAGATACAGGATGGGAGGGGCCGTAGCCCCAACAACACCACAAATGTTGTCAATACGACTACGAAGAATCTCTTCTACATAATCGAATGGGGGAGGTCCCTCATTTTGCCATCCTGCTTCTGCAGCAAACCCTACTTCATATCGGAGAACGTCACCGTCCACCAGAGGTTGCATTAGTAGGGGGCATCCTCATCCTTACCGTCCCAAGGAGCTTCTTCTTCCTTCGGGGGCTCTTGAGCAGGAGCTTTGGCAGGCTGCCCTCCCAGCAGCTTCTGGAGCTTACTGCCTTCGTAGTTCAGATTGCCCTTGATCTTGTCTCGAATCCATTCAGGGAACGATTCAAACACCTTGAGATCGGGATTGTCAAGATCGAATACCCGAGGTTCGTTAACCAGCTCAGGGCACTTCTCTGCATCACGAGGACGCATAGCAGCGATAGAGGCCACGTTATCGTAAACCTTACCGTTGTTACCAGGATTGTTGACAATAGTGATGTTCACAGGCTGTGTGATAGCTCGACTGAAATCCCCACCCCACTCTTGCGTAGGATCGAAAGCCAGATAGCGTTGAGTGCTCTTAGCTTTGTCAGCGTACAAACCGTAGAACGGAAGAGTTTCGCTAATCCACCGAGGCTTATCTTCGATAGGCTTACCATTCTCGTCCAGCATAAACTCATCAACAAGTTCATACGTCAGACCAATCTCATTCACAGGAGGCTTGTCCTGACCCTTATAGGGCTTCTGAGCTTGCAGTCCGAAGTCAATCAGTTGGACAAGACGAGCAGGATACACACCTGGCGCAATGTTCTTCTGTTCGACAAACTTAGTGCTCTTACTACCTTTAGGTGCAAACAATGCCATGTATTACTCTCCTTGTTCGTTCAACTTAAAACTGACGTTGGAAATCAAATCCAGAGGAATGATTTCATTCTCGCCAGTTGCACGAGAGATGCTCACTGCACCTCCACCGATTTGATAACCAACAACGTTATCGTAGATAAGGGTGTCGTTACGACGATCCCGGAAATTGATAGTGATGGTGCCAATGTCACCGAAATTTGCGTTCATTTAATTCCTTATTTTCTCTTTTTAAACGCCGTACGGTTGCTTCCGATACGGAGTATTTAATAGCGATTTCTTTAATAGAAATCCCTTCAAGAAGGTCGCTTAGGATTTTTAGTTTTCGATCTAAGTATCTCTCTTTGTTTGTTTTGATTTTATGTTCAGAAACCGTCAGTAACTGAAGGTGGTCTGTGTTACAACACGCCCTGTTCCTACAAACATGATCTATTTCAAACCCTTCGGGAACAGATCCGTACTTTTTCTCCCATTCGATTCGGTGTAAGAACTGCATTCTAGGTTTTGAATGCTTGCTGACGAAAAGGCGAACGTACCCGTCTTTGTTCAGACTGTGCGAGGTACACTCAATACACCCTGTTTCGGTGGTCACAGTTTCCACCTTTTTTCCTTTATTTTCGTTAATGCGTTTCGGCCCAATTGTATCCAAAATCAGAACTCCCTATATGTGGACAATCTATGTTATAGAACTTAGCTGCATCTGATATAGATGCCTCGCATATTTCTTTGACTACAAACTTCCACTTTTCTAGACACTCGACCTGGTACTCATCGTGCATCCAGGTAAGGAATCCAAAATCTTTTCCGTATTCAAGCCCTGCATCGAGCAATCGCTGGTTAGCGAAATTATATGCTTTTGCCATCATAATCGCTTCATCAGATTGAAGCACATACACCAAGATGGCGTGTTCAGAAGCAATATAGATGGGTCGCCCATCCAACCCTGTAACCCAACCATCGTAGTGCTCCATACGGTTGAATTTAGGATTGAATCTTTGTTTTGCATTCTTACGCCATTCTGCTTTTAGCTTCTCGATTAGAGCGCCTAGTGCTGGGAGCCCGGCTAAGAACTCTCTTTTCAAAGCCCCTCCGTTTTTACCTGTCAACTTGGTTATCTTTTCGTCACCAGCACCGAACAAGAAGGCATAGAAGAAAGATTTTGCTTGATCGCGGGTTTTAAGACCTGCTGCTCGCATGTTAACACTGTGCAGGTCCGTACCATCTTCTTTTTTACCGTTAAGAATTGCCTCAGTATACGCCGGGTCTTTCATTCTCGCAGCAAGCATGCGAATCTGGCAACTGTCGGAGTCTGTCCCTACAATCACCATTCCGGGTCTTGCCACAAAAATCTGCCTCATCTGCTTACCGTAGAAAGACTTAGCACCAGGGATGTTAACGATTCCACGATGAGTTGCCCGTCCGGTTTCAGCCAGATTAGCAACACTACTAGCAATAGCACCGTCAGCCCGAACAATCTCCA